TAATTGTTTAAGATTAAAAGACAAGAAAACCTTCTGTACTCATACCGAAGGGATTAAATCCTCCGATGAAGAGAGTAGTTTGCGATGCGGTGTCGTAGATGAAACTCAGTTTAATCTAGCTGAACTCTTCACAGTAGTGAAAGATTTGGTTCAACTTTTACTACAGGCCTATACTGCTTCTAACAATATAGGGACGGAACAAGACCCGGTTGAGATATCCATACGTAACGATTATGTTACTTTGAAATATTTCTTCCGAGACCCTGTACCCCATGTAGATGGGATTAGTCAATGTTTCAAATTGGCTACGACACTACTTGCTGTCTATGGGCAAGCATACCTTATGATCTTTCCAGATAGGGTAGATTCTTTGAACGAAAGAGAGAAAATTAAGTCTCTCGTTCACTGGACGTTATTAGCTCTAGAGAACCGTTGGGAAGCAGAGTTCAAAAACTGCACTTTAACGGCGTTCGCGAGGGTCTTTCAACAAGAACCTCCACCTTATAAAACTCCACACACTTTACACGTCTTTCGTGGAAAGTTTGGTCAGATTGCTCATCGTGATGCCTTCGGTACGGGTCGTAAGAACCGTATTTGGGCAAACACCATCCTTCATGGATTGAAGAAGGGTGCACCTACAGTCTCAGAACATGTAGTCCAAGCTAGCCTTAAAAAGCATAGCCGTCTACTTAGTGATCCGGGGCCTGATGTCGATGAGGAATTTCTCAAAACCGTGGAGGAGGTTTCCCAACTCATACTTGAGGGAGTTGACCTGGAAGAGTCTTCCGTTCTTCAAAAACTGAGCCAAAGCTCATGTTTAGAGAATAAGAAGGCCGACCATGGCACACTCGATCTCATTATGAGTGATTATCTTTTGTCTGGCAACGACGAACTCATATTTATGACTTATCATCCTAAATATGGTGTTACTCTTGTCAGGACCAATAAGATTGCCCCTGGTAAAGTGCTCGTCGATCGACGGCGCATTACCACAGAGGGGTTCTCTAGGTGGTCCGTTGAGATAATCCGGGAACCTCTTAAGGTTAGAACGATCACCAAAGGGGAAGCAAATAAGAATTCAGTTTGGTCCGACGTACAGAAAAGTATGTGGAGCAAACTTCAGAAATATTCCTGCTTCCGTCTCACTCACGGAGATGTTCATGAAACCGAAAAGGATTGGTTTATGAATGTGAATGAGGGTCCAACATGGGGTTGGGCATCTGGTGATTACTCTTCCGCAACAGATAGTATATATGAGCCTGTTATTCGTGCCGGTTTAAGTGGCATAAAAGACATACGACTATATACACTCATGCGGGAGAGCCTTTCTA